GACATAACCGAAGTAGAGGGAGTTGCCCGCGTACAATGAGCGAGTCCAATAATATTGTGCCGAACCAGTAGCGTCAATTGCCTGTTTAACACGTTTGGTATCTGTCGCACCTTGATAATACTGAAATGCCGGACCTTCAATACTGGCTTGTTGCGCCGTATTGTAGGACGCATTGGTGACGCCTAGTTCAGCCATAGACGGAGCAAATAACTTGCAATAGGAGACATCTGTACCATTGCTACGAGTACAGAACTTGACCTTAGTTTCACCGAGACACGCCAAGAAATCAGAGTTAAATTTCGGCTGAATTTGACCGTCAATATAGGTTTTGAGTTTTGATGTCGAATAATTAACGCTACCATTGGCTGCCCAGTCAGTAGTGCCGGCCGCACAGTATTTCATTTCCATCTGAATTGCTGGCACGGTTACATCTGTGCCATTTTGGCGTACGACTGCATCAGCAAAACCAACAACTCGCATTGGCATCTTTGCGCCATTATAGGCAATAGATAATTCGTCTCCAAGTTTAAGGTATTCACTTGCCAACCCTTGCTGGACGATTTTAGTGAGGTTGTCGAGGTCAACATTATTTTTATCTACATCTTGAATCGTTACGAGTTTAACCGTAATACTCAGAGTATCGGACTTCGGGTCGCGCTTGCCTGCCTTTACGGTTATAGCAGCCGCGAACTCGTCATCTTCGGTCATACTCTCATTTTCCAATGCCTTGACCGTGATAGTTCCGTTTTCATTGACGACTACGGTTGCTACGCTCTCATCACTTGAAACTGCCGTAAATGACTGATTTGCATATTCCGGCAATACCGATACGCTATAAGTCGCTTCTTCGCCAGGCTGAAATGCAACTTTACTCTTATCAATAATCGTAATACTCTCCACTGCAGGCCCAGTTTCTATTGAGCGAATTAAATCTGGGAATTGTACGGGCTTAATCGCTCCATTATCGCCTGTCATTTCACGAATTGCGTCTGCCGTATCTTTCAGAATCCCCTCGCTTAAATTAACAACTGCCATACTAGTAATCCTCCTCATCTACTAGTTCAAACTTGGTTGCAATACGTATTTCCTTTACGCCGTTTTTGCTAATAGCCCTAATAATGATAAATTCGCCATCCTCTCTAACGTCAAGAAGGTTGGTGCGCAGGTCGTCACGAATTGATACATCCAATTCATCTTGGTTTAGGTCGGTAATCACCGTGGCGTTCTGTGGAACTTCTACATACGCCAAAACAACGTAGAACGCCGTATTCCCACCACCACCGTCTGCCGTAATTGCCTTACGGATCGTTTCTTCGTTTGGCGCACCATCACCATTTCCAGCCACTGCAATAATTCCAGCTGCAGACGGCGCATCTGCTTCGTTTGCATTGGACTGTGGTGGGTTCATTGCATATGCTACCACGGCATCTGTTCTCGACATATCGGTTGACGCTGTAGGCATATCAATATAAATTGGCTCACGAGAAATGTTGTTGATGGCAATAAGTTCACCACTAGGGCTCTTAGCAATTGCAACATCCCGAACTCCAGCATCACCACCAATTTGAATTGTCATTGCTTGATATGGCTGGGCTTTCCAACCACTAAGGATTCCACCCTTACCATACATTGCTAATTGGTCGTTAAATGTAGGCACGGAAATCCGACCACTATACGCAGCGTTTAACCCGACTGCTTTATTTGGATTTGTCGCCATTGTGCTCCTTTCTGTAATAATCTTTGTGGCTTTGAATTTTGACTTTTATATCTACGGTCTTCTTGCACCCACGGCAATTTAGCCTTAAACTGTCTATCTCTCTGTCGGTATCGCCGAGGATGCGCCCACAGTTCGGACAATAGATTTTTACGCTCATTTCTTCCTCCGCACCCTTTCGTTAAACGTACAGCGACAGCGTGGGTGAGTTGTTGGCAAACATCCATTTAAGTTGTACTTCGTATGCTCAATTGCGATTTCCGACCCATCTTTGCCCGCGATATGGTCGGGGAAAGTCTCACCGATTAGCACCTCTTGTCCGTCCATTGCTGCGCAGGTCTCACAAGTTGCACTATCTAAATGCGCATCACAGACCAAATAAATCTCCAAGTCGTATTTATCAGCAATCTGCTTATCAAGGTCATACCGTCCAATGTTAATGGCTGTATGGGTTTCTTCTCTTGCAATAAGTTCTGCTCTTGTATATGGCAGATGCTCTTTCAACTCTTTTTTGAGTTGCTGCTCGGTCATTGCCTCTGCCTTGCCTCGTTCCAAAACCTCTCTTACAGTCTCACGAGTATCGCTGTCAAAGTTTTTCATTACTTCATCCAGTCGCTCCTCAACCTCCTGCGTGATTTCGTCACTCATCACATAGTCCGATTTTAGGTACTCCTCAGCCTCTTTGCCAATTGCTAAACTTTGCAAAAAAGCCATACCATCTGTTGCGCCTTGCTTTGAGTATTCTTTCAAGATTTCGGCAATTTCAGTCTTGGCAGCATCTAAGTCGTATGTTGGGTCTTCTTCGGCGATTTGGTTTGCACAGCGCATCAAAATATCGTAAATATCTTTTTGACCACCCTCTAAATCATCTGGAATTACTGATGTGTCCGAAGTAGCGTCTTTGTGGCTTGTACAACACGGCAACATTTTGGCTGGTGTTTTCCGCATATTATCGGTCGTACTCTCCGAACTGGAAGTCGCTAGCGCAGAACCACGCTTAATACCGTTTGCTACGGCTCGCCACTCGTCAGATAAACCTAGTGCCTCAACAGCCTTTTTCGGAGTTGCTCCAGCCTGTATAAGCGTCACTAGAGTTTCGGCGCTAATCTTTGCCGTTTCTGCCTGTGTTTTACGCCTATCGGTCAATTCTGGTAACTCAATATCGAGTTCCAGCGCATACCCTAAGCCGTTCATACCACGCTCGGCATAAATCCTATCAAGTTCGTGCTGGAACCCTCCCCAAAATGCTTTAAGTGCCGGTGCAACGCGTCTTTTAGTAAAGATATAGTCTGATAATTCTGCATTATCGTATTTTGCCGAAGAATCGTCCCCCAAAATAAAGTTTGAGACACCAATAGACTTATTCAATTTGTCGCAGATAATCTCATAGAGTTCACGGAGTGCCATTGTGGAATTGTGTCCTTGAATAGGTTTTACTTCCACTTGGTCGGCAGTTGAGCCGTCATCCAGTTGTTGTCGCCACAGATAAAGCGTCTTATTGCTATTGTCTGCGCCCTTATATGACTTCTCCAAATCTTCGCGAACTTCCATAAACTTTGCGTGCGTTGATGCACGAATCGTAGTGACGGTTGCTGGTACTGCACCGTTCTCAAAGAACCCACGCTGGAATTGCGCCATTAAATCATCAACCTGCGTCCAAATAAGCACTGATGATGCCGGCGATACACCTTTGTCAATATTTCTCGGCGATCGTGAGAACCTTAAAGTCATCACCTCTGCCGAAGTCAAGTTTTCGATTTCGCCACCAGCCGTATATACTTGGAACTTATCTTCATAATGCCCAAGATATGACAGCCGACTTCCGACTGGTAAAATTGTATAGCCTACGATTTCGTCTCCCTCGCCGAAGTGTACACGGATGTTTAGCTCGCTCTCTGTTAGCCAAATCGCAAACGCCAAGTCCAAGAACGCATCCAGTCCCATCTGGTCATTTGGGTCTCGTAAAACTTCCAATTCACGAGTACGGTGAAGTGGCAGTTCGGCGCCTTTTGCCGTTACGCCGTACGGTATCACCTCTTTCATTTCGTTAATCAGAGGTCTAAGCTGCGCAAAAAGATTTTCATAGGCTGACTGAATTTGCGAATAATAAAATCGCCCATTCATACGCTCTTGAATCGCTACCTCTTTGCCACGGCGACGCTCAATAAGGTCAATAAGACGTTTGCGAATCCCCATTGCCTTACTCCTTTACTTTTTTGGTAGTACCAGTAGCCTTTGGAATAAAATCAGAAACATAGCGACTAAACTTCTTGCCGTCCGTGAAAAACGGCATCTCTACGCCTTTTTCGTGCGCCTCACGAATCAAGGCACTTGCTTCGGTCTGGTAATATCGCAACGGCTCAATTTGAATATCATTATCGTGCGCAATATCCATCTGCGCTTCTGCCCAGTCTCGGTTTATGCCACGTTTCCAACAGTCTTGAAATACTACGTTAATTTTAGTCATTGCTCATTCCTTTCATTGCTTTTTCCTTCATTAAATCTGTGCCAGTTTCGCCACCAATAAGATATGACAGTAACACCGACAAATCGGCTTCGGTCATTTTTTCTTCCATAAACTGGCGAATCTTATCTTTATTCTGAGGGAACGCCTCAGCCATCACGTCCATCACGCCAGCAAAGTTTGCGCTTGCGTTCTTGGCTGCCTCCTGCATTCTTAGTTTTAATTCTTGCGTGACTTTAGGAACTTCCTCAATTCTGTCAGTTCCTACGCCAAATGCTACGGGTTCAACACCCCTAAATGATAAAGCCATTATTTGCTCCTTTTAGATTTGTTAATACTTCATATTGTGTTTCAGAATCGACCGCCACCACAAGTGCAGTATTAAAGCCGAACAAATACGACTAAAAAGCCGCATTTTGCCTTGTTTTGTTCGGGTTTCTTGTCTAAAAATCAAACTTCTGTTGGCCTAAATCGTCTATTGCGTACCTTAGGGCATCCAGCAAGTGGTCATTACCGTCTTGTGGCTCATCAATAGTTTCTCCGTCTCGTTTTCTACGCCACGCATAACTGAGGTATTCCTGCTTTAAGTTTTTGCCATTAAAGTAAATCTGGCGTGCCTTTACTCGGTCAAGCCCCCGAATCACGGAACCGGGGTTTTTGTCTGCGCCGATTATTCGGTAGCCCTTGTTTTTGATTTCTGCGATAATCTCTGGTCTCGCTGCGTCTGCAATTATTAACACGGATGGGTCAACTCCACACCGTTTGAGGAAATCAGCGTACTGCGAACCCACCAAATCAGTTTCATAACCTAACTCCACAATGCCTAGTGGAGATAATGCCCCTACGGCTTGCGTAGAAACGTTTTGCGAGGCCTCTAACTCATAAATCGCTAACAACCCTGTTTCGTCATTAGAAAAGCCGAAATCAAGCCCATATCTCACCAAACGCCCACGCTTAATTATCTCGTCAGTTGGCGTTTCAACCCAGCCCTGATAAATATTGCCCTCAAGGCTTCCGATTTGCCCAAGACCGTACACTGTCCACCAGTTGCTCGGTTCTTCACCTGGCTTTGGTCTGTGGCTCTCAATATTTTCACGCACCTGTGGGAGTAGCGCCTCATTGTCGGCATACGTTAAAATCAAAAAACTTGTGCGCTCTGATGACTTCTCTACTAACTCCTCGTGCGCCCAAAACTTAGATGATGGGTTGTAATCAATAATACAGAAGTCATTAGTGCGCACTGCCAGCTGGTCAAACACTTCGTAGGTAATACCGTTCGCCTCGTTGACAAATAGAACATCACGCCTACGACCAAGTGCACCCAATTTATCAACGGCGATAAATTCAATTATTGTACCAGTAGAGAAGTAGTAGGTTTTCTCGGTCTTATTCCAACGCTCGTCATCCCAACGACATTGCTCTCGCATAATCTTCTGAAAATCACGGATCGCACCACCAGCAAGGTGGGGGAAACTCATACCGACTACGGTAATCACCCTGTCACGGAAACTTTCGGCATATCCAATTAAAAGCGTCATAATCGCAAAGGTTTTGCCGGCACTAGTACCGCCCTGAATCACCTTATAAAAGGTAGGTTCAAGGACGGCACTTTCAATTTTATTCAGAGAGGTCGTCCGTGCCATTTTTTGCTCGCCTTTTTGTTAAGTCCACCAACGGCTTTGGCATTTTCATCTCGCCCTTAATCTCTTGTTTCGGCATACCGTAAACTTGGTTCATCATTGAAGCCGTAGTCTCAAACTTATTCTCGGACAGCAACGACCTTGCTATGCGCCGTTCAAAGAGTGGCGCATCTTTGTCGTTTAATATCTTTTTCAGTTCTGCCTCCGATAATTTTAGCATCTGCTCCAACTTAAAGCGTGCCGTATCTTCTTTTTTCCAGCCACCGGGGTTTCTGGGGTTCCCGTTTTCTTTTCCAAATTGATATTGTTCTGGTGGCGCAACGCCCGAAATAGGGCTCACGTTAGCCTGGTCTGTGGCTTTTTTATTGCTCGTTCTTTTCGTCTTCATAATCATTTTGTCCCACTACTAAAATTGGATCACCACTTTTTGTAAAATAATTCCTGTTCATCCTTATCTCCTCGTCCTATCGGTTATATTCTTTACGATACCAGTGCGCAAATTGCCAGTTACGACAAGTAACGTAGCTCGGCGTATCTGCGTGTGGATCATTTCGGTCAATATACCTATGACTAATTTCAATTCGCTCTGCGTCCTCTGCCTCTACGGTCAAGCCGTTGTGTGTAAACTTAAACTTCGCCCCTGGCTTATGGCGAAATGCAATATGTGCGTTTTTGCTCCAGTTGTACGGCTGAGATACTCCACACAGATAGTAGACCTCGCCATCAAGGTCTAGCGTTTCGCAAACGGTGTACTGGTTGATAATGTCGTTATATGTACCTTTGAGCGACCTTGCACAATGTTGCGACAAACTCGTTCCAGTAACTTCTTTGAGCCACAAATAACGGAATTTGCAGGCCGTATCTCTTGTAATTTTTACTTTCATATTTACTCCTTTATTAAATATCTTTTGTTAATAATCTTGCCGATTATCTCTGCCATCCCTCATAGCCTCCAGTATCTTGCCGGCGCGCTTATAACGTCCACCTGGGTAAGGCAGGGAAAATTCGTATTCTATGGCTTTCTTTGTCGTATCATCTGCTGGTTCTGCAGACTTTTTGGCGTGGACTCGCCACGTTGAGTGCTCATACTCAAAGTCAATGATTTTTAGATTAAACTTCTTCGCAATTTCCAGCACTTGGTTTTTCGTATGATACTTCTGAAAATACCACTCGCCACCACGCAACTGGCCGGTATAGCCGTCATCATCCAGAAACCTAATTTCGCTCATTTTGTTAATCGCTGCGTCAAACTTAATTTCTGGGTACGAACGTCCAGAGAAATATATGTCGCCGTCTTTCTTGCAGAACGCCATAAGACATCCCATTACGGAGTCCTCCGCCTCGTTGCAATTCGTGGAGTTTAGCACGGAATCGCACACAACCACGTCAAATCGTGCCGTCTTGAGGTGATTTTCTAATACCTTGATTTGTCGTAGAGTATGGGCGATATTCAGTGAGGCATTGCCGGTATAGTTGTAGAACTCAACGCCGATTGCATCATAGCCCTTCTCTCGCAACCAATTCACATATTCTGCTTCACCACAGCCAAAGTCCAGTAGCGACTTATTAGCAAGGTTCGGATGTTTCAATACCATGCGCTCGTACGTTTGTGAGGCGTTGCGCTTTTTATCTGCAGTCGCATTTTCTTTGGTACTTCGGTGCATCTGCGCTTTGCCTTGAACCCACGTATTCTTCTCAAGATTCGAATAGTCGTAAATGCCGTAGTCTTTGACAAACATCTCCTTAAACTTGTCGGCTTTTTCTGGTGGGGCGATATAGTAATTCACGTCATAACCGAGTTTGTAGCAAGCTGCAACATAATCTTGGTAATAAATACACTCATTATCAGCAATAATCGTACAGAATACGTTGCCATAGCGTAAAAGCAGCTGACTAATACCGAAGACGTTGCGAGGGTTGCTGTTTTCGTTGGTAACGTCAAAGTTTTTGGATGGTATGGTAATAAACTTGCCATAGGTTTCTGGTAAATCTTTAACTTTGATGCGCATTGAGTTGCGTTCCAACTCGTTGTGGAGTTGGTTAAAATACACCTCATCACCTTTGGTGACTGCTGAGACATAAAAGCCTGGCACTTCTGTAATACCCATAAGCCTTGCAACTTTCGTTCTTTGATGTCCAGCAACAATAGTATTATTCTCTCTGTTGACTAGAATAGGCAAACAAAAGCCAAGTGCAGAAATGGACTCTCGGAGGTTATCTTTTGCATCATCACTCAGAAAACGTGGGTTATAATCTGCACCGTGTACGGCATCTAGTTGGATCGTAACTACTTCTGGTCGCATTGTTTCCATCTCCGTACGATTTCTGCTGCAAAGCCGATAGAGTTTTTGTTATCTTTCCGATATTCCTCGTAAATCGACTCCATACCATCAGCCTCGTCTTGGTCAATAGGGACGCTAGACGTTTCCGCAATAAATTCGGTTAGTGCCCAGTCTAAATCTGCTTTTTCTTCTGGTGAAATGGGGATACCTTTTCTTCCACCCCACGACATTTTAAGGTTCGTATCTTCGTGGCTGCCACCGGGAGCAGTAGTCGAGATTTCGCAAGGCGCGCCCCACTCTGCCAATTCGTCAACGTCCCACTCGTTAGCCAGTAGGTCCATATCCCAGTCGCCGTTACTGACGTTGTCACGGATTATGATTTCACGCTCTTTTTCTTCGCTCAAATGCTCAAGTAGCACTGTTGGCACTTCTGTAAGGCCAACAGATTTTGCAGCCTTTAATCTCTGATTACCGGCAATTACTACCAACTTGCCTGTACGATTTGATAGAATAATTGGTCGTGCTTCAAAATAATCTGGGTTATCTTGAACCGAGGTTTTTAGCATCTCAAACTGGTCTTTACTGATAGTTCGGGGGTTACGCTCCAGTTCTCGCAAATCGCTGATTTTTCGGTATTCAATTTTAGTCGTCATCTGATTTTCCTCCTAAGTATTCGTCAATTATCTTCTTAGCCTCATCAAAACCCACCGCAAATTCTGCGCAGTAGCCACGCTGACGCAACTTTTCCAATACTGCTGCTTGCTCGACAATATGCGCTGTCGCCCACTCGCCGTTCTTTTTCTTGAGACGAGTGCCTTCTTTTTTGAGTTCGATATATAACCCCGTCCAGATTATTTTTTCGTCGCCTAATTCGCTACCACCTATATAAACTCCCGGGTTACGAGGGAAGAAAAATGGGGGCTCGTAATCTGTTGAATATACGCACTCGTCTATCCTAGGTTCTGGAATTTCCATATCTGGCCAGCCCCTCCTCCCACCATTTTGGCGTTTCTTGAGTGCACCTTGTTTCACACTCATCCTTACACTACTTCCGAAGTCGGAGTGAAACAATGCATCTGGGTATTGCAGACGCAGATAATCAGCAACTTGTTGCTGGAGTTGTGATTCGCTAACCATTTGTCTTTTCTCCGTACCCAGTCTCAACCTCATTTTCCAGCTTCGCTAGTTCATTTTGACCGTCATTTCTCCAATCATTTTGTATTTGGCAAATACGAGTACAAGCCTCTTTGATGTCTAAGACAGTATTCGCTAAGGCGTCTTGCTTATCTTGCTGGATGGTATCTTTAAGATTTTGCGATAAACTTTTTATACGCTCGGCATAGTGTTTTTGTAAAATCTGTTTCTCGGTATTCTTAATAATCATTATTCGTGCTCCTTGTTATATGGTCTATATCAAATTTATTCGCTAATCTCCAAACCCTCCCTACATCCATTGGGTTTGCCTCAGCCAACGCCTTACGAAAAGGACGCCAGTTTTTCGCATATACGCCTCGTCCACGGTGTCGCAGAAATACGGTTTTGTAGTTATCGCCGTAATACATTTCAATAGTATTTTTGTCACGAAACTTTAATTTGCCACCACCGATATTTCTACCGACGACCTTTCTGTTGGACGCGTTTTTAAGGTTCTGCCTGTCGTATATTGCAGTTTTGCAGGTTTCCGTAATTAGGTCCAGCGCAGCAGTTCTGCTGAGCCGTCTAGTTTTTTCTTGTGCCTGATACTCTGCGAAACAGCCGCTTTTGCGTACATTTCGCACTGTGCGTTCGCTGAAACCAAACTTCTCTGCAACCAGTGCGTCATCTAAGGCAGAGATAAGCAACGGTTTCATTTCGTTGTAGATTTCGCAAGTTATTCTCTTACGCATTATTTACCTCCGTTAGGGAGATGGGCTGCGTCTATTTTGACATTTAACCAGCTTGATTTTTTGTGCGAGGTCTGGCACCCACTCCGTCTTATACTGCTAGATTTTTCTTTGCCGGTCCTCGCCTACTTTTTCTGCCACCTTTTGCGCCAGCAGTTCTTGCCAGTTCTGGATTTGCTGCAAAACCTCCAGTATGACCGTTTCGCCCACCAATTCTACCAATGTTACGGGAAAAGTCTTGGCCGTGTTTTTCTAGGTTGGTATTTCGGGCTTTCAGCCCACCCGCTCTTGTTCCAGACATTTTACTGCTCCTGTTTCTTTAGAGTTAGAAAACCATTGCGTGGATTTTCTATCACTACACGACCTTCCGGAATATCGCAAGGCTCACCTTTGCCACCGTTCTCGTCTTTTGTAAAGAAGTATATTGTCTGTGGTTTACCGCCACGCAATGTAACTTCCGATTTTCGTAAGTAGTATGCAATGCCCTTACTGTTAATATGTTTGTATGCCATATTTACCTCCTTATAGTTTTGGCTTATTTTCTAAAATCCGAGTGCGGCAATTTTTGCAATATCTGCCTTAGCTCGTTGCATAATTGCCTCCTCAAATGCTTTTGCGTCAGCGATACGTGGCTCTACTTGCTCACGGGTAATTTCCCAAATTTGCAACTCCAAACCTTGTATCACATCTGTATAAAGCACGAAATATAATTTTTGCAGGTTCTCGTTCACTACAAAATACTTCACGACCTGCGGCTCGTATTCTTCTGGGTATCTTCCTGTTAAAAACGCTTTGACGATTTTTGGACTAGATAAGCATTTAATTTCTACGGCTTCGCTCGGTATATCTTCACCATCCTTTACGACATATCGGTCTGGAGAAATGAAGATATTAGGGTTAATGTCGCTCTCCCATATCTCATCACCATCCACGATTAACCCTGTTTTCGTGGTGAACGCCTCGGCTGCTTCTGACTCAAGAATATGACCACGTTCCATCATTGAAAATGGTGCGCCATTTAACCTATCGGCGTAATCATTTGGGTCAATTGGTTTTGCTACTGATTCAGCAATAAGTTCCCAATACTTTTCTTTTGGCTCAGCCGATAGTTTTATCTCGGCGAGTTCTCTTGGATTAAGCATCTTTGCAAGCAACTCAACTTTGTCTCGCTTGTCGGCTGGAGAGAGGGCTTTTCCACCCTCCTCCAATTTCTCAACAATAGAGGCTTTGGTTGGTAGTCCAGCAACCCATAAATCTTTGAATTCGCTCCCACCAGATTTGCCCTTGCGATACTCCAACCACTCCTCGTTGTTTTGCTTAATCTTAATTCTTTTCATCTTTCAGCTCCTCGCTCAGTTTGGTCTTCATTTCTTCTTTTTTCTGAAATACTGTGGCTTCTTGTCGCATTTTGAGTGGTAGCCCAGTCCAAGCCTTTTGCAGGCTTGGCATATCAGTTGCTTCCTCTAGAGTTTTGCAGGCATCCGTAATTTCTTCTAAAAGTTTTTCGGCTTTATAATCCTCAAATTGTTCCATTTCTTCACGGCTTGCCACCTCACCACTCGCTAGATAACCAAGCATTGCCAATGCACGACCAACGGCGACAGTTTCTAATTTTTCGTTTTCCTTATCACCCTTCTTCGTGGCATCAGCGCTTGCTGTAGCGTTGGCTGTCAACTTAATTACTTCTGGGCTTGCTCCGGCTGCAGCAAGTTGCAAGATTTGCTTTGATTCACGCCAAACTCTGGCGATAAAGCGTATTTTGCCTCCCTCAAGGTTTTCTCGCTCAGTTTCTATTTTTCCGTTTGGGTTTTGTTCCCAAAACAGTTTGACACGGTCAGCAACCTTAGCATAATCAGCCCCACCACTGATTTTTGTAGTTTTTACATTACTCATTGCTATTACTGTCTCCGTTGCTCTTTAATACGCCGATTTGTTTAAGCCGTGCTATGAGTTTTTTATACCCTCTGCCACTTCCAAGTTTTTTGCCAGACCACCATCCAGAGTATGGCCAAAACTGAAAACTTATGCCGTACCCAGTAACATCAATCTTAGTATGGTCTGGAAAACCCAAACCATTGACTCCGTCTCTAACTGTAAAGCCCAATTTCCTCAATGATTTTGTGCAAGACAGTATGCGTTTAGGTTGTAGCTCAGCCTCACGTTCTTGATTTAGTCTATTACTCATTTTCATCCTCGCTTTCGTCTTCTTCGTTCTTAATTCGGACGTTTAACCAGTCGGCCAGTTCTTCGGTCTTCATTTTGCAGATTGACCTACCGACATCTGCAATTTCGTCAATTGCCATATCAGTAAAACGATCAACGGCTTCTTCAAAATCTTCACGACTTTCAAATTCATCACCTTCAAACCACTCGGCAAATGCGTTTTCCAAAACTTCGCTTACAGAAATACTCATCCTACAATCTCCCAGCCCTTAAATCAGCCATTGCCTCTTCTAGTGGAGACGGTTCAAACGATTCGCGCGCCTCGTCATAGGCTTCGTTGTAGTGTTCGTCAAAGAATTGCTGTGCAATAGACTTGCATTTTTCTTCCGACCAAGTCGGGTAATCTTCTTTCAAAATCTCTGCTAATCGCTCAGTACAGTCGCCACTGCCGACTTCTTGTATTTCTTCCACGAAACTATCGACCATCGTATTATAGAGGTCGTGAGCAGTATTATTCTTCAGCCTCATTTCGCACCCCTCCGAACCCAATTAACAAAATTCGGGTTCTTTTTTGTTATTACTCTGACCGTAATAGGTTTCTCGTCTGCTGACGAAACTTTAATTCTCATTTTTTACTCCCTGCCTTTTGGCATATTATTTGGTTCGTCAAAAGCGTGGTTCCATTTCAGAACGGCTATCAGCACGAAGATTGCAACTAATTTAATCCAGAAGAAACCTAAATCTTTGGAATCACCTATTACAATAATCAATGCCGGAACAGCCAGCACCCAACTGACAAACTTTTTAATAATTCGCAAAATCGCTTCACGGCGTTCTTGTTTTTTTATCGTGTTAAACTGATTCATTTTTGTTTTACTCCCTGTCTAGTTCTGGGATCGGGACTTTGCGATACTTTAAGTTTTGTTGTAGTTTTGTACTTCCAAACTGATAAGGTGCTAAAGTCCTCATCTCAGAACTAGACGATTATGAGATTTCGCTAATCTCTGCCTGACCCCACCTACATTACTTCTTGGGTCGGTTTAATTTGCGAGCTCTCGTTTTTGATAATTTTGTCGAACTAAATTGTTAAGATTCTAAACTTCGGTAAATCCGTAGCCGTTTTTGCTCTACGGAGGCTCTAAGTTTTGTCGAGCTAGAGACCCCGATTGAACTATCAAAAAATACCTAATTTCTTAGGTATTAGTTATAAACGTTTTGACCCCAGTAAATCGTGCTTAATTTTTCTTATACAATGCTGGATGACACAGAATTTGAGACTAGTTGGTGAAAAAACACTTACTCCTGCGGATTCTGATGTGGTTTCTGATTATACTTTACCAGCATCGGATATAAATGGATACAACGCATCCAACTATTATGCTAACCAAATGTACTATGCCGGAGACGAAACGAATGGCGCTTATTA